ACTATTTCCGCTTCCCATTGCATCCATTAACGAACTATAAGTTCCAGGGTGAGCATTAACCCTATTCATTAAAGTTTCTATTAATCCCATTTGGGTTTCTTTATCTTTATATCCCACTTCTGATAAAGTCAATGCCTGCAATCTTTTAAGAACTTTGGGATCTTTAAGTTCTTCTCTAAATCTATCTCTTTTGAATGGATCTCGAATCTCGGCCGGCATTTGATTTGGTTGAATTGTATTTGTTGTTTGTGCGGCTGGTGTTGTTGGGGGAGCTTGAGAAGAAGTTGGTTGATTCGGATGTTCAGTATTGTATCTATTTATAAAACTTTTTATAACAGCTTCGCCACTATTCTGTAATACGAACTGTAGCGTAGGGTCGGATGATGCCTCAGTTAACAAACCAGGGGGCCAGTTATAACCTGTTGGTAGACCTAAATTCTTAGCAAGTTGCTCGATATTTTGTGCGGCTGGTGTTGTTAGAGAAGTTTGAGAAGGAGACTGAGGAGTCTGCGTTATAGGCATATCGCCGCTAGATCCAAATCTTTCTTGTATTTCTTTTAACACATTACTGGTAAAATCAGCTGACCCTGAAGATACAGAAGAATCAGAATTTTCTGAAACATTACTGGGTGAAAATTGTTGTAAAACATTAACAGCGGCGTCTAAAGCTTGTCCAGCTGGACCAGCCTTTGGAATAAGACCATTAGTAGATGTATGCGCGTTTTTTGTATTTGATAAAGTGGCCCTACTAGCCCCCGCAGCGTTTGCAGCAAGAGCGGCGGCTGCTAAACCTGCAAATATAGGCTTTTTTAACATTGATCCAAACATACCACCAATATCCCCCCCTGTTGCAGTAGGTTGATGGAAAAGTTGACTTCCTCCATACCCAATTCCAGAAGTTTGGGTATATGTTGGTGAAGCTGAAGTCATCGACTTCATATATTTATTGATAGCAGACAGACTGGTATTTAATGAAGAAGCAGAATCCGATGCTAATGTTGATGATGATACGTTTGGAGAGGCACCGGCGCTTGGTCCTTTTGGTGGTGTCGGCCTTCCGTAACTAGACATATTCCCATAGGATTTAAACGATGATCTAGATTGTTCGAGGAATGAATTTAGGGTTTTTAACGATTGAGATATTTCTTTTTGTAACCGTATATTTTGTTGAGTTAAAGAATTATTGGTTTTAATACCACCCAAGGTTTGTATATTGTTACGTTCTATGGCATTGATTTGGGAATCAATATTAAGATCATCGTTTTGTGAATTAGGCATAAATTGACCTAAATCTCCACCAATACCTTTTTCTGAAGCCGCTTCTCTGAAATTCAATGCTATATCTTTCCGTTAATTTGATGATTTCTTTTCAATAAATGATTTTAACAATTCTACATAAATATCCCGTTCAAATGGGACCATATTCTCTAATTCACTTATTGAATATTTATGATGCTGAGCCATTGCAAAATTTACTTTAAAGTAATTTTCCAAGTTATTATGACTCAGCGCCAAGAGAAAAAATCGTTTAGTGACCTAAGTACGATTTTCTTATCAATACCAGATGAATCTGTGTAAAACAATTCGTGCTTCATAGTGGGCGAATTTGATAGAAATTCCTGAACCTTTGAGAAAGTTTTTAGATCCAATGCTTCGAGAAAATCTCCAATTTCTTCTGGTGATAAATCTTCAGAATCATAGACCTCATCTCCATTATAAATTTGTTTTACACAACGAATAATAAGTTCAAACATATGTTCTTTTTCAATATCCAAAAATGTATCATCACTATAAAGGGCTGCTGATGGGTATTTCATTATAAATCCGGAATTATCATCTATTTTAATATTTGGATCGTTTTGTTTCGGGAAAACAACTTTTATCGTATCAAGATCTATTTCAAAATCATATAATTGCCCGTCATCTACATCTCGGAATGAAATATTAACAATATTATCAACCGAAAACGATCTAATTTTCAAAAATGTATATTCCAAATCAAAGATAGTCAATTCGTCTGTATCTAATTCATCAAGGCAGCAATTCGTGACAATTTGTTTAATAGCAACTAATATATCAGTTGGCTCTTCACTTTCTTTTGCAATTAACAGAAGTTTTTCTTCTTTAACTAAGAAAGGTCGAAATTTAAATTCTTTATCCATAGATGGAATTTTTATAGTATGAATAGGGTGTTCAATTTTTGGTAACATAATTACTCCATTAAAAGTTTAGTATAATCAAAATCAATTTATTTAATAAGTCACTAAAGGATCTTTCAATCCACCGCCTTCTATGGTAAACTGAGAATAAGTTATTGAGGTTGCAAGGCGTATTAAATCGCCTTTATCGTTCCATGCTAATGGCATTTCCAACAAAGAAGAAGGGAATGCTTCGTATAGATTTATCTTTTTAACAATATTTCCGACCTGGTCATATAAAAATATTTGCATGGTACTTGTGTATTCACTTTTATATTTTGAAACATATTTTGGTATTCTAATTCCGGATTCCGAACCATTAAATTCAAATATAGTTCTCATCCAATCATACCAAAAATGTAATAGATCGGCCTTTTTATCTAATAAGATAGAAAAAGTTGTATCGTGATAATATGAATTGAATGGGATCTTTTGGGTTGGACCAAATCCGAATCTTTGTACTTCAGCGGAAAGTAAAGAAACCCCAGGTATTTTTACTTGATCAATTCTATATCGTAATATGTCATTGGTTACATTAAAGAGGGACTTTTCAGTTCCATCATAACTTTCTAGTTTTTTATTTTGTAATATTGGCGGAATTGATAATGCAACCTCAAATGCATGAGGTTTTAAATAGCCATATCCGCTTATATTAGATTTAAAATTGTTTAGGTTAAATCCCATTATCTTTTTCTTTTACTACTGTTATAAATCCAACGTTGTAATGGTAACACTGCTACTTTAGACCATTCAGAAGGAGCTACTAATTGAAATTTACTTTTTACATGACTATATAAATATCTTTTTATACACCCGTCAATTCCATCAAATCTAGTTGACATTTGTTTAAGCATTCTATAAGTTACATTTATTTTAGTGGTTTTGTCAAATTTATTATTGTTAGTTATTTTACTTAATTCTTGAAGAAGTGCAATCCTCATTGTTTCTGGTAAGTAGTGTAAATTTATACCCAAGAAACCATTGGCATAATATTCAATCGGAATAACCAATGGAAATGCATCATAATAAGGCAATATATGTTTATATTTTGGATCATATGAATATAAATACATTCTACCTAGTTCCGGAAATCCTACTTTTTGAAATGATTTGGCTTGTGGGTTTCTTGTAGTTGCGGTTTTTAATTTTAAAATTAAGTCTCGAATCCAATTGATTGCAGATTTTCTTTGTTCTTGTAGTTCGTAAGACGATTTGTTAAGTAAATCTTGAAAATTCGTATTCTTTGACATTTATAATATACCTAATTCTTTTTCTGTGAAAATCTTAAAGCTCCAACCACGATCATTACAATACTGTTCGGCGGCTTCCCATTTTGCTTGATTCACTCCCCAATTTTTAACTTCGGTCAAATAACTTTTTGTTATTTTTGCTTTCTTTTTTGGCTCGGTTGTAAATTTTAATGGCTTCACTTCAATCAATATGGTTTCCTTCATTCCTTTACTATTTATTTTAGATACTATGAAGTCTGGAAAATAACGATGTATTTTATTGTCAATTGGAGAGCGATATGGAATAGATAGTTCTTCCGACGCCCAAGTAATTATTTCCTTTCTATTGTCTAAATACAACATTAATTTAAGCTCATATCCAGAACGATAAACAATATTTGTTGGATCTCCTTTGTATTTTTCTGGATATTTCGGTTTAAAAAAACCTTGAGTGTATTTTTTCGACATAATTCTACTAGATTACTTAATAAATAATAATTTAATATATTTATATAAAGGTAAAGAGATGCCATTAGCGCCGACTTTAAACAAACCTCTTGTAACGAATTTTCCAACCCCTTTGGACACGGATCGTATCATAAAGAAAAGATTTCTCCCCAATGATCTATTGTTGAATGGTGAAGAAGGGGGTAATAACTTTTATATGCAAATTGGATTTCAGGAATATAGTTTCGGAGAGCGTAATCAAATTGGATTGACTGGGTCCGATTTGTTATACCTACCAATTCCTCAAAAAGTCAATGATAGTTTACTTGTTGGTTGGTCCGAACATAGTACGGTAAGTTTTAATGGCTTTAATACAAATACGGGAGCTGGTAAATCCCCGGTCAAAAATGCCGTAAAAAATGCAGGAACCGCTATTGTTGCTAATCCAACGGTTCAAAACATTACTGGATTTCAAATAAATCCATATTTGATTTTGTACTTTCAAAGGCCGTTTTTTAGACAATTTTCATTTAGTTGGACATTTGCACTGAGAACAGAGCAAGAATCAAAAACTTTGAGATATATGGTAAATACATTGAAAGATAATGCTTCTCCAGTTATAGGTGCGGCAACTATGGGATATCCCAACGTGGCGTTAATTAATCTATTTCCAAATGACATGTTTAATATGTTACGATTTAAACCATGCGCAATTATGGGAGTTACAGTTGATCATACTCCAGTTGGCCCGGCATTTGTAGAAAACGGTTCTCCGGTATTAGCTTCCCTTAGACTAGATTTAAAAGAAGTTGGCGTTTGGAGCCAAGGTGAATTTACGGAAAGTCAACAACAAGGTGGAATTGACGATGTCGGAATAGAAGATGGCGGATTCGGAGAATAAAATGGCAAATAGATTAATTACTGAAGTTGTGGATATAACCCGTAGGACAACCCTACTTGATACTATTTCTAAAAATCCTTATAACTTTTATTCTTACGATATATCAAATGCGGAAAGAGCGGATCATCTAAGTTATAGATATTATAAAGATTCATATTTTAGTTGGTTAATATACCTTTCGAATAATATCATTGATCCATATTATGAATGGTTTTTGGATAGCGAAGAATTCGAGAACTTTCTAATAAAAAAATATGGTTCCATTGAAGAATCTTTGAGAAAGGTTCACCATTATCAAAATGATTGGGAATTTAAGGAAAAGATATCTATAAGTTCTTATGAAGCGTTAGTGGATTCTCAGAAAAAGTATTGGGAACCAGAATATGCATTCAACAATATAAAGCAATATAAAAGAAAGGAAATTGACTGGAAGTCTAATACAAATAAAGTTATTTCTTATGAAGTTTCCTCTAATTCGTTCATAGAAGGGGAAGTTTGCAAAATTGTATTTAACCCAGAAGTAGAAGAATTCGGTAAAGGAGAAGTAACTACTATATCTAATAATATGATTTACATCAATA